CACGCCAGGAAGTCGGCGACCCAGCTGTCGGCGTCCGGGTTGCACGTCGCGCAGATGTAAGGCCGCACGCCGCAGGTCGAGCGGTTGCGGCTGACCATGTAGAAGAACTGATGCGCCGTGAAATGCGTCAGCTCGTCGAAACAGATCAACGCGATCTGCGCGCCCTGCCAGTCGTAGACGGTGGTTTCGAACTGCAGGTGGGAGAACTTGATCTTGCCGGCGCGCGGCCAACGCCACTCGCGCATTCCGAGGTGCGGGGTCCCGCCGAGCCGCGGATAGAAGGTTTGGCTCTCATCCCATAACCCGCCGGGGTTGGTGATCTGAGGCGTCGTGCGGCGGAAGAATACCGCGGTGAAGTTAGCGACCCGGCCGACGTGGCGCAGCGGCTCCAGGATCAGCCCGACGGTTTTCCCGCCACCCGCGGCGCCGCCGTAGATGCAGATGTCAGCAGGGCTCCGAAGAAACTCGGTCTGAGGTCCGGGCTGCGCCGAGATCGTTGCTGTGAACGGTAACGACATGCGTCACAGGTCCGGCCCCGAAGCCGTCTGTCCCTGATAGCCGGGAGGCAGGTTGCGACGGCTATCGGGGAGAGTGCCCACGGTGTTGTCGGTCTCCACGGGTTGCCCTTCGAACCCAGTCCTGACTTCTGGCGGCTGCCGCCGCGGTTTTCTGGCGAAGTATTTCTCTTGTGCCTCTCGCAGCACTTGCGTCAGCTCGGGATCTCGGTTGTTATCGGGCAGGACGAGGACCTCTGACTTCGCCTCGGCATTGACGCCCGGAACCGGGTGATCGGGCGCCGTCTTCTCCTGCCAATGCGCCCGCGTCTTCAACCAGAAGATCTGCGCCGTGACGTTTCCTGCCTTCGCGGCGGCGAACAAATAGCCGGAGACCGTTGCATTGGCCTCGGCCACGCCGCGATCGAGGTCATCACGACACCGCTTGCGCAGCGTCTTCGACGAGCAGGCGATGATCTTGGCGATGTCGTCCTGACGGAGACCGATGCCGGCCAAGTGCCGCACCCTCTCGCGCACGGCATCATTCACCGCAAATGCTTTTCTCGCCATGTGCGGCTCCTGATTGATCGTGGTCCTGCCTTTGGCCGCGCTCGTCGAACGATTGCCCAAAGGCTTGGTGCATCGCGGCGCGCCCGGTGAAGCCCTGCCAGCGTCGCACGACGACATCGACATAGGCGGGATTGAGCTCGACACCGTAGCAGACGCGGCCGGTCATTTCGGCCGCGATCAAACTGCTGCCCGAACCGAGAAACGGGTCATAGATCGCCTGGCCGGGCCGGCTGTTGTTGGCGATCGGACGGCGCATGCACTCGATCGGCTTCTGCGTGCCATGTCCCCAACTCTGCTCGCGCTGCGGGTTGCCGAACGGATTGTTGTTGGCGATCTCCCAGACCGTCGTCTGCGTGCGGTCGCCTTGCCAGTGGCTGATCTTGCCTTCGCGCACGGCGTACCAGCAGGTTTCGTGCTTCCAATGATAATCGCCGCGGCCCAAGGTGAAGTGCTGTTTGGCCCAGACGATCTGAGCGCGCGGCTGCAGCCCGCAAGCCGCCAGACCGGCGGCGGCGACATCGCCGTACAGAGCCCCGTGCCAAATATAGGCGACATCCCCGGGGAACAGCGCATAGGCCTCCCGCCAGTCGACGCGATCGTCGTTGAGCACCTTGCCTTGCGCCAGCTTGCCGGCACCGAGGCCGCGGCGCGCTCGCCAGGACGGATCGTAGCTGACGCCATAAGGCGGATCGGTGACCATCAAATGAGGCCCCGATCCCGCCAGCACTGGCGCGACATCCGCCGCGCTCGTGCTGTCGCCGCAGCCGATCCGGTGGTCTCCCAACAGCCATATGTCGCCGAGCCGAGTGACCGGTTGTTCGGGTATTTCCGGGACGCTGTCCGGATCGGTCAGACCGCTCGAACCCAAACCGGCCAGTATGTCTTCGAGCCGATCCGGCTGGAAGCCGACCAGGTCGAGATTGAAACCGGCAAACTCGAGCTTGCGGAGTTCGTCGCGTAACAGGTCGGGATCCCAGCTCGCCCGCGCCGCCAATTCATTGTCGGCCAGGCGATAGGCAGTCTTCTCCTCCTCGCTCCAGCCGCGGGCGACGACCACCGGGATGGACGTCAACTTCAGCTTTGCCGCCGCGGCGACACGTAAATGACCTGCGATCAGTACGCCATCCTCGTCGGCCAGCACCGGCATTGTCCACCCCCAGTTGCTGATGGAGGCGGCGATTTTGTCGAGGTCGGCCTCGCTATGGAGCCGGGCATTGTTCGCATAGGGTAACAGCCGCTCGATCGGCCAGCGCTCGACCTGGTCGGCCGGCCAAGCACGTGTCGGGCTCGCACCTGCGGCCTCCGATTGTGTGGACAACATTCCTCACCTCCTTACGGGGCGATGCCATGCAGCATCGCATCGGCGGTGGATTTGCGCCCGTCGCGGCCGGTGAAACAGTGGCACATGTTTAATCTAGCCGGAGGTTTCATCACGAGGTTTCGCGACCCATCAATGCCCTCTCGGACCGTGCTTGCCGCGCCCTCTCTTGCAAGAGGGTTCCAATTCAGCCCACGCCTTCTCAAAGGCTCCAGGGTAGGCTTTGGGGACCTCGGCCAGGCACCGCTGCCGTGCTTCTAGTTTGGTGAGCCGCGCCCCAAGGCTCATGATTTCCCGCAGATGGCGCAGGATCGCAGTGGAAACCGGGGCTGTTTTTGTGTTTCGCGCCGGCCATTCACCAATCACATCTACACTCAAAAACTGCGGCGATCTCCACATCAGGATGTCGCGCGATCGCGACCATAATCCCACCGGGGCAACCGGGTGGCCCGGGATGAGCCGGAACGTCAAGTCGTTCAGCTCAGCCAACGGCATCGAGATTTGCTCATTGTTACCCCCGTCGCATCTGATCGCAGTCATCCGAACACGACCGCTGTGCACCTTGATGAGCACATCATCCAGGCCTTGGATCGAGGTGCTCCCGTCACCCTGTGGCGCGGTCGCCTCCAGATCAGCGCCGTGATTTGTCCCCCAAGGCCCTGGAGGTGAGTGGATAACCAATGGCACCTTCATGCCGGATAGGGTCACAGCCATCCTGTCGTCATCGCTCCGGTCCCGCATGGCTGCAACGAGTTTCTCATTGCGCGTGCAAATCCATCTCAGGGTTTCGAGCAGGTCCCAATACGTCTTCCGGCCCGCGTCACTCGTCATCTCAACATCCCCTAAATACGGTATATTGAGGGAGAAGATGCGACAATAAGTGGTGCTGAACAAGACCGCCGGATCGCGATAGATTCCGCGATGTGGTTAGGACCCGTAAACGACTGAAAGGCGAAGCAATCTAGGGGCCGCGCTCGGAGGAGGCGTACCAGCGCACCGTTCGGAGGCAACGACTGGCACGGCAGCCAGCTGACGCCCGAAGAGGCCACGCCGATCCTCAAACGCCTGCGCCGCGACCGGCCGGAGCCGGAATTCACGATTTCGATGCGCACGCACTGGAACGGCAAGGATCAGGGCGAATTGCGCGAGCGCATCGCCGCCTACGAGGCTATCGGGGTCCAGCATGATCGCCCCAGTCAGCCGCGAAGTCGACGACTGGGATGAGGTAATCGAAGGCGTCCGGCCGCCTCACCGCCAGACGTTAAAGGTCGTCATCTCGCGATAATAAGGGGTGACTTGCGTCTGAACATGGATGATGGATTCGGCTGGCGGAGGACGCCTTCAAGATCGACGCGGACGACAAGATTTTTTATGAACCACGTCGCCTCCTCTTCCATCTCGATGAGAACCGGCAAAACTTTCGGCGCCCTGATCGAGCGAGTCGAGGAATGATTCGAACCCTCGGTCCCGGCCAACGGATCTCCGTCCATTGGGTAATCCGCTCAGTTGCCTGCGAGGGATGGGGGCGTCGAAGCGGACGTCTCGGTTCCGCCCGGTTTTGTAATAATCATGCGCCGGAAGCATCGGGTGCTCCGCTATGTTGTTCTCCCGTGGACCCTGAGGATGACGAGCGCGATCAAGTGCCACAATAAGAGCGGTATGTCGGACAGAATCATACAAATATTTGGAGTGGACAAGAGCGCCGAGATCACGGTAAATTGGTCGATGCGCTTGGGGTCGGTAAGTAGCTGAACAAACTGAGTTTTTAACCGAATTATGGTGTAGTGTCGTCGAGCCGGCCCCTTTTATAGACGGTAAATTCACGGGCGCAGTCGGCGCCCATCGCCGAAAACGCACATGATCACAGGGACTTAATGGCCGGAGGGCGGAGCCGGCCGCAGGGAAAGAGGCACAATTTCCGGCGAAATTCGAGCGCGAAACAGCGTTTTTACGATCCCGGAATCATCCATAACCCTACCGGAATTGGCACCTTCACGGGTGCCGGGCTCTTCCACTTCAGAGACGGGTTCGCTCGAGACTGCCTCCTCCAGCGGGGAGTCATGTACGAACCTGCGTTGACCCTCTTTGCCATGACCTCAAGGACGCGCCTCGGTAGGTTGAGGCTGCGATGGCCGCCCGCGACGACAACAGCCACGGCGAGGCGCGGCCCGTCTTGGCCTGCTGGATGACCGCGGTGGCGCCGAGCACGAGCCGCCGGCGCAGGCTCTCGT